AATCTGTGCAGCACGACGGAAGTTGGCTTTACTAGGTGCGCCCTTGCTTCCGGGTTTTCGCATCGTCTCACCGCTACCGGCTTTGATGCGACGTTTCTTGGCTGCTATGTTTGCGTATAGTCCACGACGTGCCATCTGACTACGCCAACTTTACCAGTTTGTAGCCCTTTGCTTTAGCAGCAGCACGAATCGATGCAAGAGTCATTGCTCCACCACGCTTTCCGCCTTTAGCCATACCCTTCGCCTTCGTGGCCTTGCCGCCCTTTTTCATCATGGGCATTCTACGGCCACCGCGCATGCCACCTTTAGCCATACCTTTGGCTTTGGTTTTGCCACCACGCTTCATGCCTTTACTCTTCATCATCTTCTTCATTGTCACTCTCCGCATAGAGGTTGTTGAATACCCGTGCCGTATCACTGACGTAGTTCGGGTCTTGTTTGGAATGATGGACCCACTGACTAGGAGCGAAGTCCGGCGCACCCTCACCTGTTACGAACCAAGCAGGGTTTGTTACTCGTACCCGATTGTTGGGTAGGGCGACCATGTTGCCCGTCCAGTCACCAGCATCTAAGAGTTCGAGTACATGACTCTGTTTGTGTTGTGCTGGGTCGTCTGCTACTTCACTGTCTGTGTAGTCTACGGTAAAGTAGTACTTGGCGGGGTAGAACTCCCCATCTATCTTTGCGTACCACGGGCAGGGTGTAGCCCTGTTGAGTACAAATACTGAGTGGTGATGTGACTGACAGTCCCACGGCTGTGCCAGATAAGTAGGAATAGGTTCAGGCCAGTCATCTAGGGGTGTGTCTCCCACTAGGGCAGTCAGGGGCATCCGTGCCCACATAGCCCCACCGTGTATGTTTTCGTCGGTTTCTTCGCATCCTGTAAACAAGACTTGAAATGATAGAGTACGCATTGGTAGAGTAGTTACACCGATTACCATAGCGTGTAAGTACTCACCGTGGTATCTGTCGTGGTTGGTTGTGTATTCTCTGCGTACCCAAGCCTTGAAGTAGGGAATATTGCTTGTGATGTAGTTCATCGTTACCTCCAGTAGAGTTTACCCCGGCGGGGATGAACTTATATACCACAGATTAAAAGAAGGATCAAGGGGGCAAGTTGCCCTGCCCCCTCGTATTACTTAGGCGAACGAAGCCGCTGTCTCTGCAGTACCAAGTTCTGCAATCACTGCGAACACGCGTACCTTGCCGTCGAATGTTGCCGTGTTGGCAATCAGGTCGATGGTGTCGGCAGCGGTGTACAGCTTTGCAGTACCGGCTGCATTGTTGATCTCGTGCCCAGTAGCAGTACCAGACAGAGCAGCAACGTAGAGATCATCGTCAGTGTCGTCACCAAGATCAAGGACTGGCGAACCAGTTGATGCTACGGTGAGGACTTCCACGCCTGCCATGAGGACAAGAGTGTTTGCGTTCATTTCGAATACCTCTACGGAATCCGAAGTAGTCAGGCTGGTAGTTGAGAAGTCGAGAACGACCTCAATGATCTGTGGCTTGATGCCAACAGGTACGCCAGCAACAGCACCAGTTACGGTATAAGTAGCCATCTATCTAGCCCTCCTACGCGAAGTCGATGACGCCGCGAACGACAGCTTCTGGGCGCAGAACTTTGCGACCAAAAACGTGCAGACCACGAATAACGTCAGAGAACGACTCAGTTGAACGAACCACTTCGGTCTTAGCAATGTGCGAAGCAGTGGATGTGGACGACATGTGACCTGCGAGAATAACATTCTCAGAGGCATCAGTTGCCACACCAGACAGAGTTACCTGATCGATACCTGCTGTCGAGTTAAGCGCAGTTGACTTGTAACAGCGGAAACCAGCAAGGGTGCCCGGAATTGCAAGACCGTTACGCAGTGGTGAAGTTGCATCGCCGGTTACCTGAACTTCAGCCATTTTATTACCGGCTTGGAACATCTTCTCGTAGAAGATCGGCGGTGCTACGAACCAGCGATTCTCTTCCGGCACGGACTGATCGTCGAGTGTACGTGCCATCAGCAGCATCAGGTTGATGCCTGCATCGTCGGTTTCTACGTTGATTGGAGCGGACGCCGTACCCAGAGCAGAGTTGGTAGTGGTCAACCCGCCAGAGAGTGAGGCATCGTCAGCACCTGCGATACCTGCGCCATCGGAGATAGCCTGCAGGACGTTCGCGTCGTACTTACGCTTCAGGGCAAATGCACCAGATGAGGTAGCAAGTGCTTCGAAGTTTACGTGCGAGTGCCGCTCTTCGATGTCGTCGATCTTAAACGCAAAAGCGTTTGCATTATCGACAACCATCGTGATTTGATCGTCAGCCAAGTCTTGTGGATTCACAACGGAGCCGCGTGAATATGACGAGACAGTGACTGTTGGTTCTTTGATGATGCGAACCGTGTCGCCAAAGTTTTCAATTTCGCCCGCGTAGTCGGTATTTGTAATGTCTTCTACAACCGAAGCACGACGGAAGAACTTGAGAACCTTTTGGCTAAAGATTTCCGGTGCGAAGTTACCGGAAGGCAGGTTATTATAACCTGAAGCACTGTTGAATGCCATTGGTTCTTTCCTTCCTGTTTGAGGTTAGGTTAGTTGTTGGGGTCTATCCGTCCCTCTTGACGTGCGGCGTCGAGTTCCTCTTCGAGTCTCTCGAACTCCCACGGCTTGAGGCTGCGGATTTCAGAAGACTTCCAGATGCGCTTCTCTCCGCCCTGTTCTGCAACAATGTCCCTAGCTTTAGGGGCACGTACAGAAGTTGCAGCATCGTTTTTCGCTCTGCTAGTCTTCTTTTTTGAGATTCCTGCGTCTGCTTTGTACAGATCAAGAACTCGTGAGGCCCAACGAGCGTCGGTATTGTTTTTGTAAATACCGTCCGAAATAGATTCGGGTTGCTCTTGTAGCCAAGCTAAAAACTTGTCGTCCGATTTGATCGTATCGAAGTCAGGGTGATTAGCTGTTAGTTCGCGGTAAGCAGCCTGTACTACCGTTTCCTTCTCACGCTCCTTGATAACCTCCAGTTCTTTCTGGAGTTCGTTGGTGCGTTCACTGGCTTGCATCGCTGCTACAGTTTCTACTACACCATACACATCAGGGTATTGCGCTTTGAATTCTTCCAACTCTTCAACTGTCTTCGGCATAGGCACGTTTGCCTGTTTCGTTGCCGCTTCTAGCTGTTGTCTTTCCGCCTGAAATTCTGCGAGTTTTGCATCGTAGTGACGCTTCAAGTCATCGTATCGCTTCTTGTAGTCGTGATCCGGTTTCTCTTGCGTCGTCTCTACAAAGCTTGTAGATTCAGGTTGGTCGGTATCTTCGCTTGCTTCCACCTCCGGGGTATCGTCGTCGTCTTTGTAAACGTCCTCACGATAGTTGCCTTTGTAGAGAGTATCGCTATTGATAGTTCCGAAAGAGTCGTTCGGCTTGTTGGCTCTTGCGCCACGTACTTGTTTTGCCATTTTATTACCTCTGGTTAGCGGGGCTACTTTGGCTTGTAGGTAGCCGCTCCGGTTGTGTCAGGGCCGCGTTGCGGGTAGCTGACGAATTATTTTGGTATGCCTGCAGTCGATTTGAGTCTTTTAATCTCATTATCAACATTGTAACCTATGCTCATTTGGGGTTTAAGTCCGTTGACTTCGTATGATTCTCCCCTCCGTAACATTTCTACAACAGCAACTGCCGCACGAGTAAATTCTTCCCTATCTGGAAATTTTTCTCGTAATGCACGACCAAATTTATTATTGTTTAAGTCTATTTCACTCTCTTTTACAAAAAATTCGTTATCAAGTTCTCTAGAATCTAGTGAATACTTTGCCATGTCTTGCCCAATAGCTTCAAAAAATCCTGCATCTTGATCATTCATATATCCTGCTGCTAAAATATGTCGAAGCGTATCTCTTGACTTATCATTGTCTTTTGGCTGGTATTGATCATCATATGCTTTTGCTACAGCCAAAGCCCTATTTATATCTTTGCCCACACCTAATGCTCTTGCTCCAAGCATTTCAATACCGCTAATATTTTGCGTTTTATATTCGTCTCCTGCGGGAAGAACATTTCCTAAATTTACATTTCCACCCTTTTGGTACCCACCCAAGAATCCGCCCTGCGCTGCAGCCTGACGGCGTTCTACTTCGGGCTTGCCCTTGTCGTTTTCTTTTTCTAGGGCAGCGTATCCGCCAAATTTGCCGATATCGTCTACGTCGATAACGTATTCGCCCTTAGAGAGGGCTACGTCCATCATCTTGCCACCCTTTGCAGCCTTGCGTTTTTGTGGGCCTTTAGGTAGCTTGCCTTCTTTTTGTAGGCGTTCTGTGGTCGGTGCGTTGAGAACAAACGATCCTACACGGACACGGTGGTTCTCTGTGTCGGCAACTGTAGTGCCCTTTGCATAGTTCTGGGGTGGGCCGTCTACGAAGCCGGTAGACTGTATAGGGTCAACTTTGCCGCCTTTGTTTTTTTTTACGATGCCGCCCTTGCGGTATTGATCTACATCCATACCATCAAATAATTCTTCTCCAAGAACACCACG